CGCGGCTGTCTTCGAGGGGGCTGCCGTCGCGGTGGAAGAAGTCGGTCATGTCGTATCTCCTTGGTGTGCGTTAAATCTACACACATTGTATAGATCCACATGATGGCGTCAACGAAAAAAAACCACAAAAATTGTGAAAAAAGATGTTGCGCTGTGTCCACGGGCCTGTATGATGCTCGCAGTTCAACGCAACCAGGAGAGACAAGATGACCAAGCACGACAAAGAGCGGTGGGTTCCGGCGAGCGGTGGCACCGAGACGCCGTTCAAGTCCCGCAGCGGCGTCACCTTGCTCTACGTCTGGGAAGTCAACAGCGGTCGGCACGCGTACCTCAACGTCGACACCGACATGATCCTGACCCAGGAAGACGCCGATGCGGCGCTCTGCCTGTCCTGACCGAGAGGAGATACAGAGATGCCCAAGGTTGCTGAAGCATATCCCTTCGAGGGCGAGAGCGGCGAGTACATCGGCGACGACGGGTGGCCCACTGGGTACATCGTTCCTCGCGTCGGCGTCGAACTGGCCGACGGTCGCCGGTTCTTTCATGCGGGCCAAAAGGCCACTGTGCGCCGTCACGAAGATGTGGTTTGGGTCGACTTCACCTACGACATGCGGGGTGCCGAGAAGCTGGCCCAGCGCGTTCGTGATCGCGGCGTCGTTGATCTCAATCACTGGATCGAAGAGGACACGCGCACCCTGGAAGAGCGTTGGGACGACGAAGCTATGTGGGAGCGCAAGGAGCGGGACGCCGCCGAGCCGGGATGGCGGAACGGAACGGAATGGGCCTTCGCCCAGTAAGACTGACCCTAGAAGCAAGGAGAGACCACCATGTACAACTTCACCACCACCGACGAGCTTCGCTACGACAACCTGCGAGGCCTCACGGTCCCGCGCACGCTGGCGCAGGAGTTTGAACTGCTGAACACGCAGATCGCCAGCGTGCGGCGCTCGCTGGAAAAAGCCAAGGCCTCGGCGCAGCAGTGGCTGGACAGCCCGGGCCGCTCGAACGAAGACCGGCTGATCATGTACGCCCGCCGGATGGACGAGGTCAGGCGGCTGAGAAGCGTGTGGGGCGACCTGATCGCGAAGATGGAGACGTTCGATGTCGAAACGCAACCCGATCGCTAAGGCGGTCAAGCGGATCCGGCCACTGGTGGTTCGGGACCGCTCAAAATACACCCGCAAACTCAAGCACAGGAGGCAGTGATGACGAGGATTGACGTGACGAGAACGACCAGCACGGTGACGCGAACAACGATCCGCATAGACGCCGAGCGCGTCGCGGACCTTCTGTTGGGCCACATCCGCGAGAATGCGGATGGTGTCAGTTGGGAAGAGGATCTAAAGGACGCGCAGGTCGCTGGCATTGAGTTCGTCTACGATAACGACGGCGGATATTTGGATGGGGTCGTCTTCGAATTTACATCAACCAAGGATGTCTGACATGCAGGTGAAAGTCGAGAAGACCATCAAGACCAAAACCACGATCACCGTGCCGGTCGACGAAATCGAGCAGATGGCGTGGCATAAGTTGAGTGAGAAGTACCCGCACCTCAACAACGCCAACGTCAACATCGAGTGGGAGGTCGACCGCTATGGGATTTTCGAGGGTGCGGTGATCGTGTTCCATTCCGAGAGCCACGAGGGAGAGGCGTGATGCCGAAATACGAAACCACGCTGGACCTGATCCTGGCGTTCAAGGGCGCGCGAGCGCGCGTCCATGGGGCTGACGACCCGATCCAGATCGAGGCCGTTGATGATGGGTTGTTCCGCGTGGCCATGCGGGACGGGTTGAAGGCGGGCACATTCAGGCGTGACGCTATCGAGAGATCGATCGACAGTCTGAACGCTCAGGCCGACAAGGTGGAGAGGAGGGCATCATGACCCGCGAATCCCTCGAATCGTGGCTGGGTGAGATGGCCTGGACGAACCGTCGTCTCGCGGCGGAACTGGGCGTCCACGAAAACACGGTGTGGAACTGGCTCCATGGCCGCACGCCGATTCCCCGAAGCATCGCGCTGGCGTGCCGCGCGCTGAAGAAAGGCCTCGCGCCTTACGACAGCCCGGCGTGATATTGGTCCGCGTTCATAGCGAACACCCGCGCACGATAAAGGCCCCCAGGAGAGATTCTGGGGGCCTCGACGCGCATCAAGGCTTTGCAGTCCAATCCGCCCAGGCGATCGGGGGCCGGATCCTGATGGTGAATTTCTCAGCCATATGGCCTCCAGCAGGCTGGACACATCCAACAATAGCTCTTGAGCGTGCCCCAGTCGATTGTCGACGCGTATTCGGCCCAACGCGGCCTGCGGATCGCGTCGCAATGGCGGCACCGCCGCCATCCCAGGCGGATGCGGAGCCGGTGGAACCAACCCATCATCGCTCTGGCCTCGGTTCTGGTTTCGGGGGCACCCGCACGCAGCGCATGTCCCTGACCGCCCAGCCGAGCGGCAACCGGGCGACCAGCGCCATCTGATGCTCGGCGCATGCGAGCTTGTCGGGGTAGGTTGTCTCGCTGGGCAGCGGTGGGGTGCAGTACCCAGCGAGACATAGGACGAGATAGCCGACGATCATCAGGCGGCCTCGAAGGTGAGGCCGTCGCTCGAGAAGCCGTCGACCAGCGCCTCAATGAAGCGCTGCTCGACGACGAGAGAGTCGCCGAACCACAGGGCGTCGTCGTCGACGTGTCCGTCGAGCCACTCGCGTGCGTGGTCGGAAACAGGGCGCACGGAAAACACGGTGCGCTGGTCGTTAATGATAAAATCGGTTTCGATCTGCATGGTTTCGCCTCCGTAAGATCTGCCCCCACTATACGTGGNGTGGCCACGCCGTCAACAAAATTGTGGACACCCGCCCTCCGGCGTGGCAACAGTTCACTATGAGCGATGAACAGCAACCAATCCCGATGACGTCGATATTGAAACTTCGTATCGATGAGCATCTCAAACTGGCAGCCGACAAACACGCGGTGGCCAAGGGCATGACCACGAGCGATCTCGTTCGGCAGCTTCTGCGGGAGGAGACGGGGGTGGAGTGAAGAGAGCCGCCCGAAACTTGACGTCCCGAACGGCTCTCAATGTGCTGGGGGGGCAACCACCAGCCCCTCGTACATGAATGAGGCCACAACAGAAATCAATTGATTTTTTACGGCACCCCCCGCATCTTCGCGTCATGGGTAGACGAAAAAAGATCGTACCGGGTGCCGTAGCGGCGTCAGAAAAGGTCGCTCCAGGAACCCCCACGGACGGCGAGAGCGTCGCTGATTTTGTGCGTCGTGAAGTCCAGCGCGCGTTTGGCATTGTGGCCGAACGAGGTCGCCCGCTTGCCGCGTTGCTTGCGAACGAACTGGAGAACAAGCCTCTCTCGACGCTGGGCGCGATATCCAAGTACATCCCGAAAGAGATCGAAAACCGCAACGTGACGCGGACGCCGCTACAGGATCTGTCGGACGCGGATCTGAGGGAGTTGGTCGATTATGTCAAGCGAGCAGGGGTCGGGGAGCCTGGGCAGTCTGTCCGAGGCGATACTCCGGGAGGATCTACGCCGCCGGGCGTCTCGGAAACTGATACCGTTCACTGAGTATACATTTCCTCGCTATAAAACCGCGATCCACCATCGGGCGATAGCTCGGACGCTGGAGTCCGTGATCCAGGGCAAGATCGATCGATTGATGATCCTGACTTGCCCGCGGCACGGCAAACAGTGTGCCGTCGAAACGCCGATCTTGACCACAAGTGGCTGGAAAAATCACGGGGATCTACATCCCGGTGATTATGTGTTTCACCCAAGTGGGACTCCAATAAGGGTATTGGCGGTTACTGACCCAGCCCCGCAGGACATCGAGATAGAGTTTTCGAACGGTGAAGTGATTCGCACGCACGAGAACCACGAGTGGCGTGTGATCAATACAGGCCGTCGACCGAACCAGGAGCAGGTGCTGGAAACGCACGCGATGGAGGGCCGCGTCTGGCAGGGGCGTAATTCTAGGTTCAAGCTCCCGCCTGTCGCGCCGATCCAGAATGAACGTCTGGAGTATTTTGTCGAACCGTACGTTCTCGGCGCATGGCTGGGCGATGGGTCGTGCGGCAAGCCTGTGCTGAATAATTCTCGCGAAGACGCGGACATTCTGCAAAGAGAATTTGAGGCGCTGGAGTATACGGTTTCGGCAGAGTGGACGCATGCGGACACAGGGGTGGTGACCACCAGTTTTGCGCGCCAGGGTCTCGGCAAAGATCTGCGGGCTCTCGGCATCTACTACGAGAAAGCCATCCCCGAGATCTACCTGCGGGGGTCCGATGAGCAGCGCATGGACCTGCTCGCGGGACTGATGGACACTGACGGCCATGTAGAGGCCTCCACGGGGCGCTGTCGCCTCGTCACGACGTCTGAGGCGCTGCGAGACGGTGTGTACGACCTCTGTGCCGGTTTGGGCTTCAGGCCCTACGTCACCATGCAGCCGCCCGCGCTGTCGTCAGGCGGTGTTCAGGGAAGGGAAAACGTCTGGACTGTCGGGTTCCAGCCGGACCGCCCGCTGCACACGAAAATACCCCGGCGACAGGTGACGAGGTTCGCTGACCGTCGCCGGATCGCCATCACGGACATTCGCCGCGTCGAGCCGCACATGGGAAACTGCATCCAAGTGGACGCCGAGGACGGGATGTATCTCGTTGGCCGATCTCTGATCCCGACGCACAATTCCGAACTCGCCTCACGCCGGTTCCCGGCCTTCGCCCTCGGCATCGATCCCACCCTGCATTTCATCTCCGCCTCGGCCACGATGCCGCTCGCCCAGGATTTCGGCGGCGAGGTGCGAAACATCATCTGGAGCCCAGAGTACCAGGAGATCTTCCCGGAGATCACCCTGGCCGAGGACACGACGGCGAAGAACCTGTGGAAGACCGATCAGGGTGGCACCTACTTCGCGACGGGTGTGGGTGGCAGGCCGATCGGTCGCGGTGCCGACATTTTCATGATCGATGACCCGTTCGGATCCATGGAGGATGCCGAGTCTCCGACCCAGCGCCGCAAGGTCCAGCAGTGGTACCAGGGCACGGTCTACAACCGGCTGCAGCCGGGCGGCAAGATCGTGCTGATCAATCACCGCATGCACGAGGACGACCTGTCGGCGTTCCTGTTGAACGAGGAGAAGAACGGCGGCGACCAGTGGTTCGTCCTGTGTATGCCTGCGATCCTGAACGCAGAGGCGGCGAAATACCTCGGCAAGAAGCCGGACGAGGCGCTGTGGCCGGAGGCGTACCCGCTGGAGGCTCTCGACCGTATCAAGCGGAACTCCGGCAAGCGCGCCTGGGCTGGTCTGTACATGCAGGAGCCGAAGGACGCCGAGGACGGCATATTCGACCGCAACTGGTTCAAGCTGTGGCCAGCGGGCAAGCCGTTCCCGTATTTCGAGTTCATCGTCCAGTCCTACGATACGGCATTCACCGATGAGACGAAGAACGACCCGACCGCCGCTGTCACGATCGGGATCTGGATTGATAACCGGAAGGACACGCCGGTCTACAACGCCATGGTCATCGACGCGTGGTCTGAACACATGGCCTACCCCACGCTGCGGAAGCGGATGCGGACGGAATACAACATGCAGTACGGGGCGTCGTGGGAACTGAAGGATCCGTTCGGCCAGGACGGCCCGACCGTGAAGCCGGACATGGAGATCCACGATCTGCGGAACCCGATGTACGGGCCCCAGGCGTTTCAGCCCGGTGGGCGGCGCGCGGACATGGTCCTCGTCGAGGACAAGGGCTCCGGCATGGCGGTGAAGCAGGAATTGAACCTCGCGGGGTTGCCGGTAAAGGGCTATCAGCCGGGCAGGCGGGGCAAGACGTCCCGGGCGAATGCCATGGCGATCTATGCCGAGAACGGCAAGGTGTGGATCCCGGAGAGCGAGACCCGGAAAGGCCACGTCGTGGATTGGGCCGACGATCTGGTGTCGCAATTGTGCAGTTTCAAATTCGAGGGGTCGATCGCGCACGACGATTATGTCGACGCGTTCACGCAGGCGCTGCACCAGATGGCCCTCGACGGGTGGCTGATCGTCGACGAGGGCAAGAAGGATCCGATGAAGGACGACCACGACCCGGCATTGAGGCGGCGGCGTACTGCGGCTTGACGCGCGGACCAACTCAAGGCATCTTCTGATCACGATCTAGTGCTGGAGGCGACGCTGGGCTAGAACGCGAGGCGACGCATGGGCCGCAGCCGTCCAGACTATCAGCCAATGCCAGAGGAGTACACCGAACCGTTCCTCGGCGTCGACGGGAGCGTTATAGGCTACCGCGACCCGGCGGATATTTCCACTGTGCAGTATTTGCCGCAGACACCGCCCGTGCCAAAAATCGCGTCGTATAGGAAGGCATCCCAGACACCAATCGACCCCGCCGGTCGCGTGTCGGCCCCGCTGATCCCGCGTGGTGGCGAGGAAATCACACCATACCGAACAAAAGTCGACCCAAACGCGCTCGCGGAGATTCCGCTGTCGTTCCTGCCGGGGTCTGGCGATGCGATTGCAATCCGCGAAGGCCGCAAGAATTTCCAGGACATGGGCCGGTCGATAGAGGCCGGTGATTACGGCAAGGCGACGTCGGACGCCATCATGGGTGGCTACGAGTACCTGTCCGCCGCGCCCGTTATCGGCGCGGTACTGCCGAGTATAGGCGGGACGATCCGAGCGGTGAAGGGGCTGACGAACCCGTCGTATGATGTAGGGTCGCCCGCAGGGCTGGTTCCTGCGGAGGCAGGCGAATATGTCCCCGTCCCAGGGAAGCCCGCAGCGGTGAAGATCCCGGGAGTGGGCCCTGTCGAGGCGCGGCCCATCAAGCAACTTCAGGACGCGAAGAGCAAATACATGCAGTTGAATTTTGGCGCGCCGGGAAAGGAGATCCCGGAGTACCCGAAATTCGACAAGAGGGAGGCCGAGAGGATCGCCCGCGCGTTCGACATCATGCAGCACAAGCCAGACGACCCGCGCGTCAAGAGGGCCTACGACGCCATGGTCGAGGAGACGATCCAACAGTACCGGGCGCTGCAGGATTCAGGGCTGGATGTTAAATTCATGACTAGCGACATGGCCGACCCGTATGCGGCATCGCCGTCGCTGGGCTACAAGGACATCGTAGAGAACGGGCGACTGTGGGTGTTCCCGACAGAATTGGGGCATGGGTCCGACGAGGCGTTCGACACCCTGGGGAACCCCCTGCTGAAGCGCGTGGGCCGCGTGGGAGACAAGAGCGACGCCGTGGCAAACGATGCGTTTCGCGTGGTCCATGACGTGTTCGGTCACTTCGCCCCGGGGAACCCGTTTTTTCGAGCGCCTGGGGAAGAGCGCGCGTTCCTGGAGCATGCGGGGATGTATAGCGACGAGGCGCGCGGGGCGATGGCGTCGGAGACCAGGGGCCAAAATTCCTGGGTGAATTACGGGCCCCATGGCGAAGCCAACCGGACGGCCAGCGGCGCGGACACGGTGTTCGCCGATCAGAAGGTAGGCCTGATGCCGCGTTGGGCGTCGAAGGTCAACTTGCCGATGCTGGGCGGGATGGTGATTGCGCCCGCTGCTGCCCTGGCGGCGGCGCGCGTGATGCTTGGCGATGAAGGCGACCAGCCCCCACGACGGGGATTGGCGGAGGGCGGAAGGGTGCCAGACTATCTGCCAATGCCAGAGGAATTTTCGGAGCCGTTCCTGGGTGAGAGCGGCGAGGCTATCGGGTATCGCAGGCCAGACGATCCTTCAGTCGTGAGATATTTGCCGCAGACGCCCGCCACGCCAAAAACCGCGTCGTATATAAAATCACCCCAGCTACCAATCGACATCGACGCCGCCGTGCGCGCGTCCGTCATGCCGTCCCCGTCCGATCCGAATTATCTGTCCGTCCGTGCCGCGCCTATGCCGACGGCGAGGGCCGCGCCAGCCACTGCACGAGAAGCGCTGACGTCCGCCCTGTCCGGCCTCCCCGGGAACGCGGCACAGACCATTGCTGGCGGCCCTGGATCCGAACTGCCCATGGACCTGGGCATGGTTGATATAGCGCCGTTCGCTGGCGGCGTGGCGATGGGCGACGACTGGCTGGCCAACCCTGACTACATCAACAGCCTCGGGGTGGCGATGACCGCCGTGGGCGCGCCCGGTATCGTTGCCAAGGGTGCGAAGCGCGCACTGCGGTCTGGGGCGAAATTGGTCGACGACGTGCTGAACCCGTCGATCGTCGACGACATCGCGCGCACGCCAAAACCAAAGCGATCAAAGGGGGCTAAGACTTCGACTCGATCTGTCGGACGGGGCATCGCGGATCAGACAGATAAAATTCCTGGAGAGGTCAGCCAGTTGCGTGGCATGACAAACGAGCAACTTGCGGAATATCGGCGAGGCGGCCTGCTGCCGCACCTGCGCGTGCCTGTAGACAGTATTGCGTTTAACACTCCGCAGAAGCCTCTTCTGGTTAAGGACATGACCCAGGCCAATGCAGAGCGGCAGACCGAGGGCCTGTCGGTGCTTGAAATGGATCACGCCGACGCGGTTTATAGCGAGGATGCTTGGAAGATTTTTGAGCGCCGCATGAACGGAACGCATGATGCCAAGAAGGTTCCAATTGATGATGCGGTTGCGCCGCCATTCAATCTGATCAAGAAGCTCCAGAACCCGAAGGCATTGGAGGACGAGATCGCGTCCCTGACCCCGGCCCAGCAGCAGATGGCAAACGAGGGCCTGGAGATCAGCCGTAAATTCGGTGACGAGTACCGGGCGGGGAATGTTACGCCAGATGTGACGGGTGAATTGTTCTTGTGGTCTTATCTTTCTCGGATGCAGTCGGCGTTCCCGCAGGAAGCAGCATTTCTGGACGCCGTGGGAGAGGGGGTCGCGCCGTACATAGCCGCAGCCTATAGAGGCGAGTTCGATGACGCGGTGCTTGAGAGCTATCTGAACTGGGCCAAAACAGTGTTTCCTGAGGGTGTGCCCGGCCGATCAAACACGTCTAACCTGAACAGCTTTGGATCTCATTTTCTCAAGAAAATGAGCGAGCCGACAGCGTCTGGAGAATCTAAACTCGCGCGCTTGCACGACATGATGTCGAACCCTGAAATGAGTGGTCCAGAAATCCGCCGACAGTTTTATTCGATGGTGGAGAAGCCGGGAATCGACAATAAGGTTCTCAGTTTCACGCTGTTGGTGTCAGGCCGTCCTGACATGATGGTCATGGATCGGATCCAAATTCGGAATGCATGGGATGACGGGCGCTATAATGGCGAGAACATATACGACGGGTTTTCAGACGCGGCTGGTGCGCCAGCAACAGGATCTGGGTTGCAGGCGGAGCTATCTGGACCGAAGGGGTTGGCCCGATACGAGGCCATCGAGCGGGGCCTGAATGATGTGCTGCCTGGAGTGTATGAGCGCCTAGGACGCCCCGGCGAAGGGTCGGTTGGTCGTTATCACTGGGAGAGTTGGGTCGGGGCCTCGAACCAAGAGGTCGGCCACGGATCACTGGATGTGATGCTGAATAAAATCGCCGGGAAAAACGCGCCTGAAGCCGACGTGCCATCCAGGGAGGGGCGCTTCCATCAATACGAATACGGCGCTGAATACCTGAGGCCGCCGGGACGTCGCGGGGTTTACAAATACAAAACATCTGACGGGACGCCGTATTATTTCGACCCGGTTGATTTCAAAAAGATGATCTCGGATATTAGGAGCGACAAGGACAGATCCAAGCCCAAGTTCGGAGTTGTCCCGAAGGGGTTCAAGATCAGTCAGGCTGACAGGGCATTCTATGAGATGCCGGGAGTTGATCGCGAAGCCCTGGACAAGCTCATAAAGGAACGAGGCCGTGCTAGACCGTAAGTCAGCCAGACAAATGATGGCTCGTGCTATGCATCTCGGCGGCGGGAGCATGCTGAACGAGGAGCCACCGGGCGATCAAATCGGACAGCAAACTCACGAAGGAGGATCCCGTCTAGGCGTACCTCACAAACGCCCGATGGCAGAAAACGATACTACCAGAAAGCGCGTGGCCACGCAACTTTACCTTCCATCACCACGGTTTAGGGATATCTAATCATGGCGCTGGAACAAGAGTTCGACGTCGGGTCGCCGACGAACATCGTCCCCATCGACGAGATGACGGACGAAGACGCCCTCCTCATGGCCGAGATCGAGGAGGTCGACGGCGACCCCGCCGATGAGGGCCCCGCGCCGGAGATGCAGGAGTTCGAGGTCAATCTCGTGCCGTTCATGGACGAGGGCGACCTGGGCCGGTTGGCCGAGAAGCTGATCGAGGCCGCCGAGCGCGACAAGGAATCCACGACAAAGCGCGACGAGCAGTACGCCGAGGGCGTGCGCCGATCCGGCCTGGGCAAGGACGCGCCGGGCGGGCCTGCGTTTGAGGGCGCGAGCGAGGTCGTGCATCCGCTGATTGCCGAGGCCTGCGTCGATTTCGGCGCGATGATGATGAAGGAACTGTTCCCGCCGGATGGCCCCGTCAAGGTCAAGATGATCGACGACGTGACTGAGGAACGCTCCGAGGCCGCTGACCGCAAAAAGAAGCATCTCAACTATCAGATCACGACCCAGTCGCCCGGGTTCATCGACGCGCACGAGCAGATGGCGATTCAACTCGGCCTGGGCGGGTCGCAGTACATCATCCACTATTGGGAGAACGGCGGCCCCCGGTGCGAGTTCGTCCCGGTGGACCGGGTGTGGCTGCCATATTCCGCGTCCAGTTTCAGGGCCGCGCGTCGGCGGACGATCGTCTGGGATCTGAGCGCGTCGGTCGTCAAGGAGCGGATCCGAGGCGGCATGTACGCCGACGTGATCGACCCCGATGTCGCGCCATCCTCTGAGCCCACTGATTCAAAGTCGCAACAGGCGCAAGACAAGGTCCAGGGCGTCCAGCCGTCCGGCAACAACGAGGACGGCGAGCGTCGCATCTATCAGATGTATGTCTGGCATGATTTCGAGGGGCTGGACCCGCTCGCGACCGACGAGGAGACCGGCGAAAGCGTCGGCGACATCCCGTACATCATCGCGGTCGACGTCCTCGAACGGAAGATCCTCGCGATTTACCGGAACTGGGACAAGGAGAAGGTGTCCCAGTTCGGTGACGTTGAGGAGGTCCATTGGGTCGTCGACTGGAACTTCATTCCGTGGAAAGGCCCGTATGCGGTCGGGTTCCCGCACCTGATCGGGTCGATTTCGGCGGCGCTCACCGGCGCGCTGCGAAGCCTGCTGAATAGCGCGCACATCGCGAACTTCCCGGGTCTGGTCCGCTTGAAGGGCGGGCGCAACAGCGGCGACACCGAACGCATCAACCCGACGGAGAACGTCGAGGTATCGACCACGGGTGGCGCGGACGATATTCGCAAGCTGGCGATGCCGCTCCCGTACCCGCAGCCCAACACGGTGCTGTTTTCCCTCCTCGGGTTCCTGACTGACGTCGGCAAGGGCGTCGTGACGACGTCGGAGGAGAAGATTGCCGAGGCGGGCAACAACATGCCGGTCGGCACCGCGATGGCCCTGCTTGAGAGCGGGTCGAAAGTGACGTCGTCGATCATGGGGCGCATGCACCGGTCGATGGCGGCCACGCTGTCCATCCTGGCGCGGATGAACCGCGACTACCTCGACGAGGAGCGCGCCTACGGCGAGACCGGCCTCGACATCGCGCGGCGGGCCGACTACGAGGGCCCGACCGATATTCAGCCGGTGTCGGATCCGAACATATTCAGCGAGACGCAACGCCTGATCGTGATGCAGGAGACTGTCCGCGTCGCGAAGGAGATGTTCCCGGAATTGAATTGGGACTGGGACGCCATGGCGCGTCGGTTCCTATCCCACCTGAAGACGCCGAACGCCGAGGAACTGCTGCCGCGCAAGCCGAAGCCGCAGCCGACGGATCCAGTCCAGGAGAACGTGGCGCTGGCCCTCGGTGAGATGCAGCAGGCGTTCCCGGATCAGATTCACGAGGCGCACCTGCGCGTGCATCTATCGTTCCTGGCGAATCCGCTGTTCGGCGGGTCGAAGATGTTCGCGGGCAAGCTAATCCCGGGCATGCTGGAACACGTCAAGGACCACCTGCTGATGTGGTACGAGGCGACGATGAAGGCCGCGATGACCGCGATGACCGGGTTCCCGCCGGAGGTCATGGCCGAGGCGACGCAGGGCACGGACCAACTCGCGGCAACGCAAGCGCAGGTACACCCGAAGTTCGACGAGATGGCCGCCCAGCAGGGGCAGATCGTTCTGCCGGTCGTCGAAGCCGCCATGAACCTGCTGGAGCAGGTCAGCCCGTCGGATGGAACCGAGATCATTCAGGCGCAGGCCCAGGCCGCGCTGCAAGACGTCGAGAGCAAGGACCGCGAGCGCCAGGGGAAACTGGCTCTGCAGGACCGCGAGAACGAACGCAAGGCCGCCGAGCGCGCGGAAGAGGCCGCGCAACGGGCCGAGGTCGAGGAAGCGAAAGTCGACCAGAAAGACGAGGAACTGGATTTGCGGGCCGAGGAGGCGGCGATCCGAGCGGATCAGGCCGATGAGGACCGCGAAAGCCGCGAGGCAGTCGAGATGGAGAAACTCGACGTCGCTGTCGAATTGAACGACGACGACAACCGCACGGCGTTGGAAATTGCGCGCATGCGCGATCGGGGGGGCAACCCGGGCAACTTGAAGGACGGATCGTCCTTTAGCACGCGACAGCCTGGGGATTAATTTGAACAGAGACCTATTGGATCTTCTTCGATCCCAGGTTGCCGACGCACTTCGTGACCGGGAAGAGGGCCTGCACAGGCGCTACGACCGAGACAATCACGAAGTGAAGGTCGGGTTCTGCCAGGGCCTGCATTGGGTGCTTGAGCAGATGGACAACTTGGAGAACGAAGACAATGAGCGACGCGACAACTTCTAGGAAAATGCGAGGCGTCCGCCTGGGCGGAGGCAAGAAGGTGTCGGAGGCCGTGCTCAAAGAGCATTTCCCCGATATCGACCCCGGCGTGACCGTGTTCGGCGATCGCGTTCTCGTGCAACTCGCCCTGCCGAAAGCGCAGACATCGGGCGGCATTTTCAAGCCGGACGAAACCCAGGAACTGGATAAGTGGCGGGCTCAACTCGGCAAGATCGTCCACATGGGCCCGGTCGCCTACAAGGACCGGAAGACCATGGATGACTGGCCGGAGGGTGCGTGGGTCGCTGTGGGCGATTACGTGCGCGTGCCGCAATACGGCGGCGATAAGTGGGAGATCAAGCGAAACGGCACGTCGGCGCTGTTTGTGATCTTCCAGGACACTGACGTGATCGGGACGGTGCATGGCAACCCGCTCGACCACATGACTGAATAGGGAGGCTGCAGCATGGCCGGAAATCAGACTTTTTTGGTGGGCGGGCTCGACGACGTCGGCGCGGGTGATGACGAGGATCTGGTCCCCCTGAACGAGGATGGCGATGATACCGTCGAAGCGGCAGCCGGTAACGATGACGATGACGATGACGTCGATGATCTATTCGGCGACGACGACGACCCGAAACAACTGCGTAGTGATGATGATCTCGCTGACGACATTGACGACGTCGACGAGGGATTCCAGGACCGCGACCCCGGTAAGAAAGGGGCAAAAGGCGAGGAGACGGCGGAAGAAAAGCGCGAGCGTCGCCGCGCGGAACGGCAGCGCAAAAAGGAGCGACGCGACGCCGCCAAGGAGAGCCAGCAACGCCTGATCGATCAGCAGGCGCGTCAACTCGCCGAGACAAACGCCCGGCTGTACAACCTGGAGAACCGCGCCGGATCCGCCGACATGGCGCGACTCGACGAGGCGATTGTTATTGCGGAGAAAAACAAGCGTATCGCTCTCCAGCGCCAAGAGGCGGCCCGCGACGAGGGGGATCTGGGAGCCGCCGCGCAGGCGCAGGATGAGTGGGCTGATTTCCGCGATCAGGAGCGGCAACTCAAGGCCTACAAGTGGCAGGTCACGAAGGGCGCTGGGCGGCCTAGTGCGCCGAAGGTCGACGAGGCGGTCCGGCGTCATGCCGAGGCGTTCATGGAGGAAAACAAATCCTGGTACACGGTCGGCGGGCAGGACGAGGACAGCCTGATCGTGGACGCGCTCGATACGGCCCTCACCAACAAGGGGTTCGACCCGTCTCAGAAGGAATACTGGGACGAGCTTCGTTCACGCGCGAGCAGAGCCCTGCCGGATAGGTTCCCGGCGGGTCGGCGTGGCGGCGATCTGGATGATGACGGACCGGCGAAACCCGCGCCGCGTCCGAGGGGCAACAGGGGTCGGAGGTCTCCAAACGCTGGCGGAGGCGGTGACGACCGAGGTGTCGGAAGCGGGGCTGATGACATCAACGGCATCCCCCGAGAGTACATTAACCACCTGAAAGACCTCGGAATGTGGGACGAACCCGAGAAGCGCAAAGAGATGATTCAACGCTACCGTCAGAGCGCCGCTGGCGCGACGGGTTGACAGGGAGACTAAAAATGAGCGAACCTAAGACGCAAGCGATCGGGCCGATCTTCGATGATGAGGACGGCCTGCCACCGCAACAGCGCGCGACCGGCGGCGGAGATGAGGATTTAACACCCCTCAACGAGAAGCCGAAGAGCGGAAGGCGCGCGATGCGGCGAGAGCGAACCGACGACGACCCCCGGTCGTCCCGTAGGGCGGGAAAACGAGGTGGGGATGATCCAAGGGCGACCCGTGACGATAACACTGGGACGCTGATCACCCCGATGAACTTCGACATTCTGCCGGAACCCCCAAAGATCGACGGATGGCACCTGTGCTGGTTGAGTACAACCAACGTGCAGGACTCCATCCAGAACCGAATGCGGATGGGCTACGAATTGGTCACTGCCGACGAGGTCGGCCCCGACTTTGAGTTCGGGAAGGTCAAGGAAGGTCAGTTCGCGAACGGCGTGCAGATCCGGGAGATGGTCCTGTTCAAGATTCCGCAGGACATCTACGAGGCTTACATGATGCATGTGCATCACAACGAGCCGATTGGTACCGAGCAAGCCATCCGCCAGGATGTCGGGGCCATGGAGGATCAGCTAACCGAGTATGGTTCGAACGTGATGGTGGGTGCGGCGATCAGGGAACTGGGCAAGGTGCCCAAGAAACCGACGTTTGAAACCTAGGGAGACCCCACCATGGCTGATACAGCCGCTCCTTTCGGTTTCCGCCCCGTGCGGACCGAATCGGGTCGTCCCGTCCAGCATGAGATCATTAAAGGTGGTCTCGCTTCTGGTTACGGCACGACAATTTACTGCAACCAACCGATCGAGATGGGCACCGCTGGCCTGATCGTCCCGGCGACCGCCGGTAACCGCATTCTCGGCGTCTTCGCCGGGTGCGAGTATACCGACGCTCAGGGTCGTCAGGTCGTCAGCGCGCACTGGCCCGCCTCGACCACGACCAAGGCCAACACGGACATTTATTGTTACGTGTACACGGATCAGTCGATCATCTACGAGTGTGAGTGCGACGGAAGTCTCGCCCAGACCGCGATCGGCGATCAGGCTGACCATTCGAACGCCACGAACGGTTCGACCGACACCGGTCTGTCGTCCTGCACGCTGTCCGCCTCTCTTGTGGGCGCGGGCAACAACGCGGGCTTCCGCGTCGTGGATCTCTCCAACGATGTGAACGAGGACTGGGGTAACACCTACACCCGCGTTTACGTGCGGATCAGCGAGCATACCTATACCGCTGATCGTGCCGCGATTTAATGGGGAGATGATCAATGGCAACCCCGATGACATCCACTCGGTTCAAGTCCATCGTTGAACCGATCATGAACGAGGCCTTCGACGGCATTTATTCCCAACGCGGGGATGAGTGGAAGGCGGTGTTCAAGCAGTTCCGAGGCACGCCCCGGAATTACCATGAAGAGCCCGTCATGTACGGTTTCGGATCGGCCCCCGAGTTGCCTGACGGCACTCCGGTGACCTACGATGCCGGTGGCGTGCTCTTCCTCGCGCGGTACGTCTACCGGGTCTACGGCCTCGCATTCGCTCTGACGCGCGTGCTGGTCGAAGACGGGGATCATATCTCCATCGGTCGGACGTTCTCGGAGCATCTCTCTCAGTCGATGATTGAGACCAAGGAGACGCTCTGCGCGAACATCCTGAACCGAGCGTTCAACAGTTCCTACGTCGGCGGCGACGGTGTGTCCCTCGTGAACACCGGGCATCCGATTAAAAACTCCACCTTCAGCAATCAACTGGCGACGGCGGCGAACCTCTCGCAGACGTCGGTGGAGCAGATGCTGATCCAGATCCGCAAGGCCGTTAACAATAACGGCCTGAAGATCCGGTTGGTGCCGGAGCAGTTGATCGTCAGCCCTGACAATATGTTCCAGGCGGAGACCATCCTCAAGACGGCTCTGCGCCCGGGCACGGCGGACAACGACATCAACCCCGTTCGGTCGATGGGACTGCTCCGCAAGGGCGCGACCACGCTCACCCGCCTGACGTCGTCCACGGCTTGGTGGATCCAGACCGACGCCCCCAAGGGCCTGCGTCTGGCCATGCGCCGTCCGATGGACAAGTCGATGGAAGGTGATTTTGAAACCGACTCCATGCGCTATAAATGCACGGAACGGTACATCCCCGGATGGACCGACCCGCGCTGCGTGTGGGGTACTGCGGGCGTCTAGCTCGGAGACCGTTCAACGGGGGCGGCGGTGGCCGCCCCCTAGCAAGGGAGGTCAGATATGACCCACCATAAAGACGGCCTTCAGATCGGTGGCGCTTACTACGGTCGAAACATCCTCGGCTCCAGCAACCCGGCGGGTCGACACGACCTGGGCGTCCAGGTTCATGACGAATCCGCTGTGGCGGTGGTCGTGCAACTCGGCGCTCCGGCCACGCTGGACGCGGACGGTGTGGTGGACGGGGCCTACACCACGGCGACAGCCGGGGGGAGCTTCACTCTCAACGGGGCGTTGGTCTCGACGAGTGTGGCGACGTTCGACGTTCCTCGGGCGGTGTCCATCACCGCGACGGCGGACAATTCGAGCGTGACGTTCACCATCAGCGGCACCGACAAGTACGGCGAAGCGCTCTCCGAGGACATCGTCGGTCCGACCGGCACCGTAAACGGGCAGAAGGCGTTTCTGACTGTGTCGGGTGCCAGTTCGGATCTCGCCACGACGACGGCGGGCGATGCCATCAACATCGGCACCGCTGACATTCTCGGCCTGCCGTACCTGCTTGACGATCTGGGCAAGTGCGCGGGCCATACCGAAAACGGTCTGTCCGTCACGGGCGGAACCCTCGTGGTGGGGGTGACAACCGCCGCCACCGCGACCAAGGGCGACACTCGCGGCACGATTGATCCGCAGACGACCATGAATGGGTCGACATACGTCACTCTGACGATGATCGTCGACGCATCCGCGAAGGAAACGCTGTATGGCGTCGACCAAGCCTAAACCGGCGAAGAGCCGGAAGACGAGTAAAGCCGCCCCTGAGAAATCGGGGGCGGTTGCTCTGTCCAAACCCAAGCCCGTGTGCATCGTGGCGATGGGCAATTCGCATATCAGCTACATGCACATGAATTTGCTGGATGGCAACCGACCGATGATCGCGGATCACGAGATCTGGGGGATCAATACGATGTCGACGGTGATCCGCTGCGACCGTGCGTTCCATATCGACCCGCTCGGCGACTACATCGACGGGTTCACTATCCCCAAGGGGAGCATGTCCGGCTACCACGAAACCCCCGAGGACGTGGTCATAGATCCCGACCCGGTGATGGCGAAGCGATACCAGGAACTGGGCGTTCCGATTTACACCGGCGTGCCTGATCCCCGGTTCCCCACCAGCGTGGCGTTCCCGCTCGAAGAGGTTCTCGGGATGGTGTCCCTGCCGTATCTGAACAGCACGGTGGCATATGCCGTGGCGCTCGCGGTCTATGAGAAGCGCCCCGAGATCTGGATGTTCGGCTGCGACTACGCCTACCCGAAGCAGAATGCTGGAGAGGCTGGCCGGGCCTGTACCGAATACTGGCTGGGGTTCGCGTCGGCCAAAGGCATCAAGGTCGTGACGGCGGGACGTTGCGTCCTGCTCGACAGTTGGAGCGACCGCCGCGAGCTGTACGGCTACGGCGGCAAGACCATCGAGGAGATTCGCGGCGGAGACGCGTGATGGATTACGGCTCGATTGCTAACTACGCCTCGACTGAAGGGACCGCGACCACTACGGCGGCAACGATCACGTTCCCGTGGAGGTCTCTCAAAATCATGGTGATGAACGACAGCGGCAACGCTGATTTGTTGCTGAAGCTGACGCCGAACCACGCCGAGACGATCACCCTGAAGGCGGGTGAATCGTTTCAGATCGAAAATTACTCGACCAAAGAGATCTCGCTCCAGGTGGGCTCGGGGGCGGCCGCGTACAGGGTATGGGCGTTCGGATAATGCTGGAATTTTCACAACCTCGGACAAATCCAATCTCGCTCGACGCGTTCGCGCGCGTCCGCACAAGCAATCCGGTGACGCTGTTCGACAGTCAGTCGCAGTACGACACCCTGTCGAACGTCGTGTTCTACGAGAAGACCGTCGGGGCGGCGTCGGTAACGCATCTGCCCAATGAGGGTGCAGCGCGTCTGGACGTTACGACCGCGAGCGGTGACCGGGTCGTCCGGCAAACGCGTGAGTATGTGCGCTATCAGCCCGGCAAGTCGCAGCTAATCCTGATGACCGGCGTGTTTGCCTCCGGGCAAACGAACATGAAGCAGTACATGGGCTATGGCGACGACGATAACGGGCTTTTCTTGAAGGAGGAGGCCGGGTCGGTCGCACTCGTGAAGCGTTCAAAGATCACGGGATCGGTTGTCGACACTGAGGTCGCTCAGACGGCCTGGAATATTGATCAGCTCGACGGCAATGGCCCGAGCGGCGTGACGCTGGACCCGGAGCAGGCACAGATCTTGTGGTTCGATTTCGAGTGGCTCGGCGTCGGTTCGGTGTTCGCGGGGCTCATGGTGGGTCGTCAAGTCGTGCCGGTCCACCGGTTTGATCACGCCAATGTCGTCGACAGCGTGTATATAACGACGGCCAACCTTCCGGTCCGGTGGGAAATCGTAAACGATACCGGGGTGGCCGCAGGCGCTTCCATGAAGGCTATCTGCTGCAGCGTGATTTCCGAGGGCGGGTTACAGGAGTCGCCGCGCGGCATCCCGTTCTGCGCGTCAAATGGCATCGTGCCCATCACGGTAAATGGCGGCACCACCCCGGTGCCGATCATCGGCATCCGCCCGAAAGCGACGTTCAACGGCATCACGAACCGTGGCCGCATCATCATCAGCGGCGTGAGCGCGCTGGCGCAGAACGAGATCATCCACGTCAGGGGCCGGTGGGACGCCACGATTACCGGCGGGGCGTGGGTCAGCGTCCATCCCGACAGTATCGTCGAGTACAACGTCACCGGCACCTCGGTGACCGGAGGCATCCCGGTAAACGCATTCAGTGTGCCAGCCGCGTCTCAGGGGAGTAACAATAATCCGGGATCTGGCGGCGCTGGCCTGCTGGGTCGGTTGCCGATGACGCTGGATATTGATGGGGCGAACCCGACGGAATTTTGGGTGACAGGATTGGAGTTCACGGGCACCACTGGCAGCCTGTCGGCCAATGTTTTCTGGCAAGAAACGCGATAGGGAGGTCTGGTCATGAGGCCGACATACGTTACCGTTACCGACAACACGACGAGTCCCGTGGTCCCGCTGGACATCAACCTAAGTGCCTTCAACGTCGGCCTCGCGATCACGGCCACGGGGGCCATCGGTGCCAGCGTGCAAATTAGCCTGGATGACCCGTTCGTCACGGATCAGTCGGGGATGACGTGGTTCGACTGCCACGACGCATCTCTGGTGGGGGCGACGGGCAGTATCCAGGGCGTGATCACCGAGCCATGCCGCGCCATCCGCCTGAACGTCACTAGCGGCGGCGGCGGCGGCGTGAAACTGACCATTGTCCAGATCGGAGTGGGTCCATGATCGACGCCCCGCCAAAGTATGACCTTGATCTATCTCGCGAAGAGGTGGATTATGTGCTCGAGGTTCTCTCGGCGCGTCCATGGCGTGAGGCGAACGGCCTCATCGTGGGCATACTGGCCCAGACGCGACAGCAGAACGACGCGTTGAACAACAACAGCCCCAGCGAAGAGCCTGCGCCGGACGGCGTGGCCAACGGGGATCAGCCGTATGGGTGATCCATGGCCACGTCAGGCACTGTCTCGACTTCGACCTTAAAGGTCCAGCAGATCTTCGATCGGTCGTTCCGTCTGTGCGGCATCACGCCACAGATGCTGAACGCCGAGATGCTCGATGTCGCCTTCCAGGCCCTCGACGAGCTTCTGAAATCGTGGTCGAACAAGGGCATCAATCTGTGGCGGATCGAGAAGGTCGTCCAGGGGCTGTACCAGGGCGCGCAGTTTGTCACGCTGCCCACAGGCACCATTGACGTCCTGGACGCCAACCATCGCTCGTTGACGCTCCCGAGTGGCGGCACCCCCGCTACGTCTGCGGGCGGCACGGTCGCCAATGCCTTCGATAGCGACATCACCACGCTTCTGACCCAGACGGCGACCGGCGGCAACGTCTCATACAATTTCGGGTCCGCAGTTTACGTCACGTCATTCGGGTATCTCCCCGGGGCGACGGGCACGCTGGACCTGATCCTCGAAATCTCCGACGACGGGTCGACATGGCGCACGATCCTCGACCTGGACAGCGCGACGTATACCGATCGCGAGTGGGTCTGGAAGGACATCGACGAGCCGCAATCCGCTCAATATTTCCGCGTCCGCGAAACGTCCACCGGGACGATCGTCGCGCGGCAGATTGTGTTCGGGCGCAATCAGTCCGAGGTGCCACTCTCCCGGATTAACCGGGACACCTATACCGCTCTGCCGTCCAAGGAGGGGCAGGGGCAGCCGAACCAATACTGGCTTGATCGCCAGCGGGACCAAGCGCGCATGTGGATCAACCCCACGTCGAGCAGCGCCTTAAACCAACTCGTCGTGTGGAGGCATGCCCAGATCCAAGACCTGGGGCGCGACATGACGCTTGATATCGACGTGCCGGATCGGTGGCGCATGGCGCTGCGGTACGCGCTCGCGGTGGCGATGATGCCGGAATTGCCCGGGGAGTGGTCCCAGGACCGTCTGGTGCGGCACCAGAACAACAAGATCGAGGCGGTATCGCTGTTCGAGGAAGCCGCTGACGAGGAGCGCGACGATTCGCCGACGTACCTGATCCCGCAGATCGGAGTGTACAATGCCTAAGTACCTCTCCACGACGACAAGGATCGGGATCTGCGACCGCTGCAGGTTCAAGGTCGAGCACGACGTTCTGAAGCCGGACGGCAATAGCCCCGGCCTGTTGGTCTGCCCGCCGTGCAACGATGAAATGGATCCATATCGCAAGCCGTCGCGGCAGACGGAAAGCACCGTCATCCGCAACGCGCGGCCAGACGAGGCCGTCGTTCGCTCGGAAGAGACGGACGGCACGCTGATCCTCGGTGCTTACGACCACAACATTCTCGGTGTCGATGAACTCGGCAACGAGTGGTATTTGTCGGAGTAGGATATGACAGTCGGACCCGCCAAACGCTTTGGAGATTTCGCGGCCCTGTCGTCCGTGGCGTTGACCGACATTGTGTTGGTGCAGACGGCAAGCATCACGGGCAAGGCGACCGTAAACCAGTTCTTCACCGCGTTGACGTCCTTGGACGGCGTCACGATCACGAACAGCACCATCGACGCCGACAGCAATACGATCACGAACCTCGAACACGGGTCCGAGGTCGACAACCCGTCGAGCGGGGTTCACGGCGTGACCGGAACGATTGTCGGTACGACCGATAGCCAGACCCTGACGAACAAGACGCTCACATCCCCGGTCATTTCGACCATCTCGAACACCGGCACGGTCACGCTGCCGACGGCTACCACCACTCTGGTGGGGCGCGACACGACCGACACGCTGACCAACAAAACCCTGACGAGCCCGACGATCAGCGGCGGCACGATCGACGGCACCGTGATCGGCGGCACAACGCCTGCGGCGGTGACGGCAACGGGGCTGGTGTCCACGGGCGGCGCGTCGATCACCTCAACCCTTGATATCACGACGAACAACACGGCGTTTCGGCTGAAGGATAGCGCGGGGACGATGATCCCAACGCTGTTCCTGAGTGCGTCGAACCAACTGCTGTTCGGCACCTACAGCGCGCCCGCGTCAAGCGGCGACATCATTTTCATGCGCGCTGGTACAGAACGCATGAGACTAGATGGCACGGGTTTTGGAATTGGCACTACGGCACCGGCGGCTTTATTTCATACGCTCGGAGTTACTTCAGCAGGTAGTACAGATTCAATATGGAAACACACTTATGATGTAAATTGGGGTATTGAGTTAGAGCAGCAGCACGTTAGTGGCAGTCACATCCAATGGAATTGGAAAGACGCTGCAAGTAATAACTTAATGACTTGGAATCAAGGCAACGTCGGTATTGGTACTTCGTCTCCAACCTTCAAACTTGATGTACGTGGTACAACGGCACCCGTAGCAAACTTCTATCAGCTAACGGCTGCAACTAACACTGACATCTATGTTAATAACGTAGGGTCTGCCAATAACTTCCTGATTAGCCGACGCAGTAACGGCGAAAGCTGGCTGTATAACAGTGGTGCTGATCCGTTTGTATTTTCAACAAACGCCGCAGAACGGATGCGCATCGACAGCAGCGGTAGTGTCCTGGTCGGAGCTTCGTCCACCACCAGCGCGGGGGAAGATTTTAGTGTTGAAGGTTTTGCGGCGTTTGGGGACATCACGAACGAGACCAATCCTGTTGGCATTTTTGGCAACACCGGAGGCGCAAATGTAGTTTTCGGAACTTTTACGAATGACGCTTTGGAGATCCGCACAAACAATACCGAAGTCGCCCGCTTCGACAGCAGCGGTAATTTGGGAATTGGCACGTCATCCCCCAGCTATCTGCTTCATTTAAATCAAAACGGCGATACACAGGCTTGGATTAGTGCGACCAATTCTGGCACAAACAGCGCAGGTATTGCATTTGAAAATCAAGGTCAACGCAACTGGCAGATTTGGGCTGATCGCACAAACGATGCGCTTCAATTTGGTCAAAATAGTCGTGCTACCGTAGCCATGCGGATCGATAACAACGGCGTTCCAACATTTACACAGTCTGTAAATTCTTCAGTAACCTATCTAACGCAAACAAACAATGGCACCGCTGGTGGCACAGGACTAAAAATTACAGCACAAAGTGGGGCATACGTTGGAAAATTCGATATCGCTGCTGCGGGAGCACTTGCACAGATTGGAACAGAAACCAATCATCCGTTAATCATTCTAACAAATAACACAGAACGTATGCGCATCGACAGCAGCGGTAATGTTGGTATCGGCACAACTACGCCGGATGGAACTCTGCACGCGCATACGGCGAGTGCTGGTTCGGTGACGGCGTGGGTTGATGCCGACGAACTCACGGTCGAGAATTCTGGACAATCCGGTATCACGATTCTTTCCCCGGACACCTCTGACAGCACTCTCGCCTTCGGATCACCGACGGCTGTGCCGGGCGCTTACTTGAGGTGGCGGTACGACTACAAGAGACTCCTGATCGGGACCAACGTCGCTAGCGGCTACACGGTTTTCCTGACCGGCGCGGGCTTAGAAGGGATGCGCCTTGACTCTTCGGGTAACCTCGGCATCGGCGCTTCAACACCGCAACAAATGCTTCATGTCCGCAACGACAGTGCTGGAGCACAGGCGAGCGGCATGATGTTACAGAACCGTAGTGCGACCACTGGGTCGGCTATCGGTATCGCGTTCATCACGAACACGCAAGACTTTGCCGATGACCGTCATGGTTGGTTCGGTCAAGAAAACGTGAGCGGTA